AGAGCTGGATATATTGGAAGCCCTATGCCTGCTCGCCAAAGACGATGAAACTTACACCTACAATCACCGAATCAATCGGCTTTCAACGATTCAAGAGCATTACATGATACGTAGGGCCATTGATAAAGGAGTGAGCAAAGACCGGCTAGCAAGGGCCTTTAATGTTAATTTAAGCTCCATTAGCCGGCGAGTTAGCTTACTCGATGGCATTAGCCCAAAGGCCGTTGAACTACTGCAAGACAAGAAGTTCACGCCAGATGTCACGCGAATATTGCGCAACATGAAATCGGCAAGGCAGGTTGAAGCGGTGGAACTGATGGTGGCCAGCAACAATGTCACCGCCACCCACGCCGAAGCACTGCTTAAGGCCACCAAAGACGCACAACGCACGGACAGAGCCCAAACCCAGCAAGAAAAGAAACGCGCGCCGCTTGAGCAGATCGTCAAACTGGAAAAAGAGATGAGCCAGGTGCAAACGCAATACAAGGATGCAGAACAAAATTATGGCACTGACCTTCTCAATTTGGTGGTGGCCAAGGGCTACTTAACGAAGATTTTAGCCAACGATGCGGTGAAGGCTTTTATCCTCAAATATGAGCCGGAAATCTTAAGCCATTTTGAGTTGGTGGTGAATACGGTGAGTATGGAGGAAGCGGTGCAGAACGAGAAGCTTGGGGAGAGTGAGGGCCAACATCAAGGCCATGATAAGGCGGCTAGGCAGGAAGAGCCCGATGAACAGGCTGAGGGCTAGCATACCGCGAAGACTCCATACGACGGCGAGCAATGAGCCCTTTTAACTTACGCCCGCCTGCCCACACCCATAGGTTGAACTGGTCAGGGACTTCGCCGTGTGCTTGGCGGTTCACTTTACTCCTTAGAGTGGAGCGTTGTAGGGCGCCTGAACCTAGGTTGAAGGTGAACGAAACCAAGGCGTCAAATTGGCCATCGGTCAGAGGAACATCAATAAAACGTAGCACTGCCCTTTCGGCAGCTTCAGCATCGATGCGCAGTAATTCTTGAGCATCCTCTTCTTTGATGGTTTTAAAGGTTTCATCTTTTTTAATGAGGTGGCCATAGCCGATGGTTGCGTAGCCCGCTGGGCAGGTATAAACGGTTGGACTGAACCCTTCAAAGTGTTTAATTAAGTCTATCCCTTCTTGTGTGATGTGGCGCATGCTAATGGCTCCGGCGCTTTGCTAAGGACCTTGAACCAAACCAGAACGACAAAATACCCGCAAACAACGCTTGGGTTTCACCATCCCAGATTTGCACTAGGGCCTCATTGATGCTGAATCCGCCTTGATTCACGAGCAGTACTACTGCGCTCAACTTGACCCAGGCAAATAGGATAAAGAACCCGTAGGTAATCATTGGGCGCACAGAGGCTCGCAAACCATCAACCCACGTCACGCCTGAAGGCAGGCTGTCATGTTTATACAGTGCCAAACTCTGACTCACATCGGCATTGATGGCAATTTCATCTAGCCGTTGAGTATGGCCTAGGCGCATCTGCTCCATTTGCCGGTCTAAGATCTGCAGTTCGTGCTTGCGGTCTTGTTTGTCTTGCCAAAATTTGAGCAAGTCTGGGAAGGTGCTTGAGATGAAGCCCAAGAGGCTTCCGAGTAAAGTTAACATGTTGTACTCCTATTGTTGTCTTGTTATTGCCGTGTTATTGGCCGCCAAAAAGTTTGAGTTTGATGACAATACCTGCCATCAAGGCGACTAAAATGCCAGTCGTAATCATGCGTACGAAGGTCTGCCAGGCGGTGCGCTTGGCCATGTTGAGTGCTTTGAGCAAAGAGCGTAAATCACGAATTTCTTCTGCAGCACTAGGGCCATCTAAACCTACGTAATGCAAGGCTCTTAGGGCTCCACGTTCTGCGGCACGATCTAGCATGGCTTCCAATTCCTCGTAAGGCAGGCTGATAAGATGAGCATTTTTGGGGTCAAGCATGGTGTCCTCCTTGCTGGATGAACGTTCGGTACATTGGATTAGTCTTTAGGGGGTACTGCATCAATGCGGCTCGTAAAACCTTGATCATTGATTTGATGAACAACACGCTCAATCACCCAAGATCCGTTAATCGGGTGTCGTAAACCGGTAACATTGATCTTGCCTTCTGCCATGAGGTTTGGGTTGCCGATGAGGGTTAAACTCAGCCGTAATAAACTGCGTTTAAATTGGTGTAATTTGGCCTTGGCGGCACTTCGTGCAGTGGTTTCATCGGCATAGGTGTGGCGCGACATAAATACCCTGCCCTCGCCCACTTGTACGGCTTCTCGTTTAGCTGTTTGAGTATCATGCCAATAGGTGACCACGGCATCATACTGGCGAGCTTCGGTTTGGGTCACATGGTGTTGTTTGATTTGATCTGCTGTGATCGTCATCAGGGGGAGTGATTGGCCGGTAGCACTTTTGGCTTCGCCCCGTGGCACCATAACAAGGTAACCCGCAACAGGTTTCACCATGGCGCCAACATCACGGGCTAGGCGTGTGAGCATGTGTAAATCAGACTCGTCCGTTTGATCCACATGGGCTATGGCATAGTCTTTTAAGGTCTCACCCACTTTGGCGCTCATAGCGTGTTCCTGGGCGATGGTATTCACTAAGTCACCCAGGGTTACCTCATTCCATGATCGGGTTTTTGGTTGTTTTAGGCTTTGTTTTAAATTGCTCGCTTTGCCACGCAAGGTGAATGTATTGGGTGGTCCACTGTGGGCGATTTCATCCACAATGTAGAGGCCTTGACGGACTAACCCTGCGTTGTGGGTGGTTTTATTGAAACCAATCAACACCTCTAGTTCTGCACCATGGCGTGGCCATTCTATGGGTGGTTCATCATCCAACTGAATGTCCAAGGTATCGCCTTTGAACCCTGATTCGTCCGTAATGCGTATGGAGATCAGCCGTTGCTGGATGATTTGGGTGATGTCAGTTTGGTTGGCTATAATTTTGAACTGGGGTTGCATGTTTTCTAGTCCCACAAGCGAACAGCGGCTTCTTGGTGGTGTAATTCAGTTAGCTCAGGCAGTACGATAGTAATGCCTGCAGATAACACCGAGCCTTGATCTGCAAGCCCAGGGTTAGCGTTCAGTACCGATTCCACATATCGACGGGCATGGCCGTAATGGTTTAAACAAATCACATCCAACATGTCGCCATCAATAGTACGAATAGTGCGGTGAATGCTTCCTGATATAGGCTGTTCCATCATCGCTTCTCCACGGCTATTCCACGTATTTGGCTAGCTGTAATCTAAAGTTCACTTTTTGAGGTTGGCCATTGGCGTACATGACCTCGTGATCTTCGTCGACACCCAATACAACCCATCGGCCCCAAACATGGCCTAAGCCATCCACTAAAACATGAGGTTCGCCTTGCTGGGCTTGTTGCCTGAGTTGATGTAGCTGACCCAAACCACCACGGTAATGGGGATAAATCACCCCTTGCAGTTCAATGGTGTCATTGCCCATGCCAATGTATTGATGGGCTGGGCCTTGCACTAGCCGCGCTTGTTGGGCCCAGCGGTATTGGGTTTTACGACGCAGGGTTTGATAGGCGGCCGTATTCAATGCAAAGCGGTACGGCCCCAGGGCCATCATGGTTTCACTCATGTTTTTCTTAAGTCTCTTTCAACCGTCTAATAACCTGGCGCATCAAACAATTGAGTACGCCGATTGCGTCCTCGTTGCTGTTGTTGCGCATCTAGGGTTTGTTGTAATTGGATCTTCACCATCTTCGCAATGGCCGCGACATCCATCCCGGGTTGTGCATGAATGGTAATGGGCGCATCAATACGCTGGCTGTTATCGATGGTAGTTTGTGCAGGGGGTATTTTGGGCAATGACGTCGGTGTGTTTTGCATCAATTGAGTCAATGGTGCCTGGGTTGCCGTTGTTATACCTAATCTGGCTGATGGCGCCCTGCTTGATGTCTTGAACTGACCATTTGGTGCAGGCGGCGCTTTATCCTCATCACCCATCCAACCCGTGACGGACTCCCAAGCACTGCCCAGCATCGCCATGGGCGCGTTTAAGAACTTTAGCTTGTTGATTAACCAGTCCACGGCTTGTCCTGTTAGGGTGGTGATACCGCCCCACAGGTCACTAAAGAACCCACTGATCGGCTCCCAGTGTTTAATCACCATGTAAGCGGCACCACCTAATAGCGCCAGCCCTGCCACAATGAGTCCAATAGGATTGGCGTTCATGGCCACATTTAAGGCCCATTGAGCGGCGGTGACCACACCCATTTTGGTGGCACTTAAGGCAGCTACGATATTCATTTTGCCAAAGTCCAGTTGTGCTAACGCTAAACCGGCACAAAGTGTGCGATAGGCTGTTACCAGTGTTAGAACGCCACCTTGCAAAAAACTAAAGGCGTAGGCGCCCACCAATGTGGTAATTTTAAGTACAGCTAACCCTGCTGTGGCCCCCACCACCATTTGAGTGAGTAATGGGAACCGCTGACTGACCTGAGCAACGCTACTTGCCACCATGGCCATGCCTTCGGCTAGGGCACTAAGAGGCGGCAACAGCACACTGCCTATCGAGATAGCCACACTTTCTAGTGCACTGCCTAAGCGTTTAAGCGCGCCTTGCGTGGTATTGGCCATTTGCTGCGCCATGCGTGTTGATGTGCCTTGGGCTTGGTTAAGCTGTGCAATGTAATCATCTAAGACACCAGTGCCCGCTTGTTTTAAAAGCTCCGTCATGCCGGCAGCGGCTTCACTGCCAAACAGCTGTTTGATGGCCTGAGCCTTTTCAGCTGAGCCCATAAATTCAGTGGCCTGACCGATCTCACGTAAAATAGCTGGCATACCCCGCAAATTGCCCTGGGCATCTTTCACGCTTAGGCCTAATTGTTCCATGGCATCGGCTGCCATTTTAGGTGGTGCCGACAAGCGTAAAAACGCGGCCCTAAGCACCGTACCGGCCATACTGCCTTGAATACCCACGTTACCTAACAGACCTGCCATGGCGGCCACTTCTTCAATGGCACTGCCTGTAGCGCTAGCCACAGGAGCCGCGTACTTTAGGGTGTCACCTAACATCTGCAAAGTAGTGTTGGAGGTGGTGAATGTGGCTACAAGCACATCACCCACCTTGCCCATTTGCTGTGCCTCAAACGAGAATCCACTTAAGATGTTTGAGGCAATGTCGGCCGTTTGCGCAAGGTCAGCGCCTGCCGCTTGAGCGAGGTTTAACATGCCAGGCGTTGCGGCAATGATTTGATTAGTCTTAAAACCTGCCATGCCTAAGAACGTCATGGCACTGGCACTTTGGCTGGCGCTAAACTGGGTGGTTTCACCCAAGCTTCTGGCCGTGGCCTCTAACTGTTTAAGATCCTTGTTGTTTGAACGGGTGATGGCACCTAATTTGGCCATCGACTGCTCAAAGTCCACAGCGATTTTCATGGGCGCAGCCACCATCGCACCTAACGCCATACCATCAAATAACTGAGAACGAAGGTTAGCCCGTCTTTGTTGATTGTTGGCTTGGGCTGTTTTGGCCCTAGAGAGCTTTTGGTGCTTGATGGCCAGCTTGTCGAGGGTTGACCCTAAACGTGTGTTTTCAGAAGCTAACTTTCGGGTATCAATGCCTGCGCCATTCAGCTCCTTGCGCACTTGGCGTAGTTTGTCTTTTTGTACGCCTAATTTGTTGGAGAGCTTATTGGCTTTGAGTTGTGCCCGCTCGAAAGCTTGAGTGAGCTTGGTACTGGGATTTTGGGTGGCCTTCAGCTCCCGTTTTAAACGCATGACCTCTTTGGCAGCGGCACTGTACGCCACACGGGCCTTACCTAAATTGGCCTCAGCCATCTCAAACTGACCAATGGACTTTTGTTGAGACTTGAGTTTTTTAAGCACACCGCCCAATTGGTTTAATTGCGATGACGAGCCACGAATGGCCTGGTTAAAGCTTGCGCCCACGGACGCCCCAATCTGAATGGCCAGTTTAAACGTTTGCGGCATTAGGGCCTCTTTTTTAGATTGCTTCAGATTTCTTCAGATTGTTCTAGATTGTTCTATTTGGTTTTTGGCAACGCATCCAACCAAGCCATGAGCTCAACGCCATTTAGTTCCATGAGTTCAGATAGCGGCCAACTCGTATGCGAAGCCAACACCAAACACGCCGTGCGGGCATCTTGTGGCCTTAGGACAAAAAACCTTGGTAGGCCTTTTGCAATTTGGCGTAATCCGCCATGTCCAGATCCATCAGGCCATCTGGGTTCACCTCACACAAGTGAGCGAACAAGTGGATCTCTTTTTGTGCATCATTACTGTGGCTAGTTTCCACACCCAACATGTCGCGCACTTTGGGGCGACGCAATGAGAGCTTATCGACCTGCACCCCATCGACGGTAATGGCGTAGTTGAGTTTCACTTGGATTAGGTTGTTTGTTGAACCGCTCATGCATCACCCTCCTTATTTTTTTGGGTTTCTTTTAAGTCTTCTTTGGGTATTTCCTGAACGGTATTCTTGGTTTTAAGTGACGCCAAGGAGGCCTGCAACTGCTCCACCTCAGCCACCAATTCACCAATGCGTACCGCACTAGGTTGGTGAGTACCAATAAATCCACCATGTAATAAAGGCTGGGCTTGCTTGTCGGTAAACGCCAAGGCTTCACCAAAGCTGACTTTGACTTTGTTGTGCAGAGTGGGCTTGATAACGTAGTAGGTTGTTTTGTCTTGCATAGGGTATTCCTGTTGTTAGGTAGTTAAATGCTTGTTATATACACGGCTAGAGGCCTATATATCTACATACCTAGGGCACTGCGCGTTTGTGCGAGCTGATCCACGCCTGCGATAGTACGTACCATGTTAGGCACATCAATTTCATGAATGACCGTGCCGCCGTGGGTGAGTTTGTAATAACGTAGGGCCATGGCAATTTTGACTGTGGCTTTGTCCCCAGCCTTCCAGCTGCCCCACTCCACCTCGCGCAGCATGCCTTGTAAATTCACCACAATCGCCGTTTGGGTGTTGTCGTCACTGACCAATGCGCCCCGTGCTGTTAATGGCACGGCTTGGCCTGCAGACACACCAAACAACGACAAGACGTCTTTATCAAACCGTGTGAGGGTAAAATCACATTCAAGTTTCTCCATGCCCATGTCGATTTCTATGGGCGCATCCATACCACCGCCTCGAAATTCTTCGGTTTTAAGCGCCAACTTCGGTAAGTTCAGCTCATCCACATTGCCCGCATAGCCTCGGCCATCGACGAACAAGGACATGTTTTTCAAAATATCATTCAGCATTTTTTTTAGATTCCCTAGTTAATCGCCATAAATCGGCTCTATAGCTGGCTGCCATGTTTAGATCGCCCGTCAGACCGGTACGATTTCAGACAAATAGTCGTTCACCAAGTGGCTTCGAAACACAATGTGCTCGGCCGGAAAGGGTGGCGTGAAATCAAAGTCGATGTAGACTTTGCCTTGAGCAATATTGGTTGGGGTATTGAGCTCGGCATCGGCCCAGGCTTTGCCATTGATGATTGCCCCTACGGCTTTTAAATGACGCAGGTAAGCATTCACACCCTCGAGCACATCATCCAAATAGGTCTTAGTGATGTTGCGGTCCACGGCCCACAAGTGTGCACTGAGTAAGCTTTCGTTAATCATGTCGGCGGTACGGCGGACACTTAAAAAGGCCCACTTGGGATCTGACGAACAGCTGCGATTGCCCCACAAACGAAAACCGTCTTTTTGGATAATGGTGGCGACTTCATTTTCGTTAAGATAGTTGGCTCGAGCATTGGTGTCGCCTAGGGCAAAATCAATACTCCGTGCCGAGCCCATCAACCCCCGCAGCTCTTGATTAGAGGGTGAATACCAAAAACCACGCTCAGAGTCCGACTTAGCAAGCAATCCTGCCACTCGACCACTGGCCGGCCGCACCACTTCGACGCTAGTTTGTGTGTCCCACACACGTACCCAAGGGTCCACCAAATACAAGCGGGCGCTGCCGAACAATTGACGGTAGTTAATGGCCTCACTGTCATTGGTGTTGGGACCATCGGCAATAACAACGGCACGAAGGCGTTCGGCCACAGACAATAGTTCGTTGGCCACAGCAGCATGGTGT